CCCTTGCTGACTGGAGAAAGGCGTTGAAGCGGTTTCCCCATCCAGTAGGCGAGTATGGCAGAAAGACCATAGGTGACTTTCATTGGAGTGAGCATCACAAGCTGCTTATCTGAGGATGTCATGCGAGAGACGACATCATAGGTAACAGTCTTGGTGGGGATGCCCCAAAAGAAAGTTGTAGCGGTGCACCAGTCGGTGGCGTAGTTCCAAATCAAGTGTTGATACGTCGCTCCACCTCGCACTTTCCAAACCAATTCGCCATTGGGCATGAAAGAATAAGAGTAGTCATCTTTCATGCGTCCAGCGGTCTCTGGTTGTACGGTGTAAAGGAGGTGGGGGTGGGCGTTGCGAGCCAAATGGTCGGGCATATCGACATAGTAATCCACGTCAATCATCGTCACGAAATCGCTTTCATTCGGAAGATCAAACTTTGGTTTAACTGTCATATCCTTAGACCAGTAATAGGCTCTGCAACCCTTGACGTCATCGTTGGCTTCGCGGGAACTCATCTGGAATGAATAGTGTTCCAGCCCGGTTCGGACGCATAAAGCTTTGATAAAATTTAGAACAGAAGCTCGACTAGCTGCTGAGATTCCATGTGAATGATTTGGGAGCTCGTCTCCGTTGAAAAATTCAGTAGAATTGAATTCATTCCTAATGGTGCGGTGGTTGTGGATTGGGTTGGGGTCAGATCCGAGATGTTCAGTGAGAACTCGTCGGAAATAACCGCGCCAGGGAGTCAGAAGGACAGCTCGAAAGCTGCTAACGCTGATGACGGTCCCGAATACCGCGGCCAAAAAGAATGGGACGTGACTCTTCGCTACTTCTTCAACATAAGGTTCATAAATGTCCGTTACAGGATCGTAGACATACCTCATGCCGTAGTTTCGCAAGTCACCAAAATGGGATGCCTCAGGGAACTCATGATCCAATTTCTGGAAGGAAAAGAATTCTCTAGGCGGGCGAGGCTTGACTGTCAAGGTCTTGGCCTCTTCCGCTACCCATCTGGTAGCGGTGGCGACATAGTCTTTCAAGGACATGTCGAGAGCAGCTTTGCTTATCACGGACTTAAATTTCTGGTATATGTGGTAATAGGTTAAATCG